TCTTTTAAATCAGATATAGCAAAAGAAAACACACGATTACTTAATAGGGTTCAGACATCGTCGCCCTCGGTTGAATCTAAGAAAGTTGATACGGCAGTAAATGTTGATCCTGCAAAAACAACAGCATCAAATGCTAATGTAGAAAAAAACATATTACATAAATTTAGATCCTTTAATTATAATTTTACATTAGCCGGATTACCTAAATCAAAACTTGAAGATCCGACGTCTTATCGAGGTACATCTGAATTAGATTTAGTAATTCTAAAATCAGGCGGTAAAGGAAATAAAAAATTTAAAAATACAGAAGGTGATGCTACCGCTGGACAGATTGTAGATCAATTTAATAAAGAAGCGCCTGGGCGATTTGATATGTTTATTGATAATGTTCAACTTACCAATACATTTAGTTTTAGTAATAGATCTAGCACAACATTGTTAAGTAATGTATCCTTTGATGTATTTGAGCCATATAGTATAAATGGATTTTTAGAAGCACTGCAAACGGCTGCACTAGCCTCTGGATATGTATCCTATGTACAGGCAAGTTTTTTATTAAAAATGCAATTTACCGGATACCCCGACGGTCCTGACATGCCCAATATAGTGCAAGAAATTAATGGCGGTACACGATATATAGTAATACAATTTTCAAAAGTAGATATTGAAGTAACCGAACAGGGCACAAGATACAAATGTGAAGCAATACCATTTGAACATAAAGGTTATTCAGCAACAACTAATCAACTATCACAATCTTTACAGTTACAAGGTAAGACAGTCAAAGATATTTTAGAAAATTTTATGAAAGGTGTCGAGGAACAGGTAGCGGAATCTAATAAAGATAGTAAAACAAATAACGGAAATTTACATGATAGTTACGAAGTTAAATTTCCTTCATACGATCCTGTTAAAGGATTTGATTATTCTAAAGAAAATACTATTGCTAAATCAGATGTTGCAATTTCTTTAGAAGATAATAAGATATACAAGTATGCAGATCCTCAACAGACTAACATTAAGAATGCTTATAAAATAATAAAACCTACACAAGCTGTAACTACTTCTACAACTACGGTGCAAACTGCCGCAGAATATTCTGATAAAGGAGATTCGGTTGTGGTATTTCAATCTCAACAAGCTATTCATGAATGTATTGCTGCTATAGTTCGCGACAGTGTTTATGTTAGAGACCTTCTTAAGAATATAGGAAAGACTGACGATAATCCAGATCAGTTTGGTATGGTAAAATATTTTCTTGTTAGGCTCGAAGTAATACCCAAAGCAGAAATGGATATGAGTAAAAAAAGACCATATCAAACTTATAGATATATTGTATCAGAATATAAAGTTCATTATACATCTATTCCTAATTATGGATCTGCTATTACAGATGTCACAAAGTATACATCGAGGGCTGTTAGAAAATATGATTATCTATATACAGGTAATAATGTTGATGTAATACATTTTAAACTAAATTTTGATCTTGCATACTTTGAAGCAGTTCCGTATGCACAAGGTAATAACGATAGACCGTCCTCGCAAACAGCAGCTAAACCAGCAGGTGCAACTGACATTAAACAAACAGAACCAGAAAGGACAGTAGTTGAACAATCTCAGGTTCCTGTTGTTCCTAAGGCTGTTGCACCTTCACTTACTAATAGCAATGCTGCAGGCGGTACCGGAGGACAACAGCAACGTGACGATCCCTACTGGAATATGGCAAGGGCTATGCACGAAACAATAATTAATTCAAAAGCGAATATGTTGTCTGGTCAAATTGAAATACTCGGTGATCCGGTATTTCTTGTTGCGGGCGGCACAGGAAATTATGCTCCTAAACCTAGTCAAAATAATTTAGGACAAACTGAAGATGGCGAAGTAGCACATTTAGAAGGTGAAGTTCTTATCAATATAAATTTTAGAAATCCTATAGATGTCAAGAATTTAGCACAAGGCGGAACAGCACAATTTTCTAAATTAGCACCGTTTAGTGGATACTATAGAGTAACAAATGTAACTAGCACATTTAAAGAGGGAGTATTTAAGCAAGTATTAGAAATGTACAGAATGCCCGGTCAAATTGATGCAACTTCTCCTACTACTATTGCAGCCACTGACATTGAATCTGTAGTTTCAACTACTCCTAAATCCGGTGATTCTGTACAAGCTGATTCTTCTAACGCTACAGATTCTCCTCCACCGGGAACATCAGTTTCGCAGATTTCTTTAGCAGATGCAACTGATAAATTACCGGGATCTCCAGGATTAAAAATCGGATCAGTTATAGGTTTAGTAGGAGGATTAGCTATTGCTGCTAATTCAGTATCATCGGGGTCACGACTATCAGCATCAGGATTAAAATTAGGAACAACTGATCTTTCAGTCAATGCTAGTCCGTATAGTTTGTCTGTTCCATCTGTATCAGGATTAACTAGTAATGTAAACGGCCTAACTAGCAAATTAAATAATACACTAGCAACCGGATCAGCAGTATCAGCGGATGCAATAGCAGCAGCGTCTCAAGGATTAGATCTAACTAGTTTTCCTAAATCAGCATTGGCAAATATTCCACCTATACAACCTTTTTCGGTTGCATTAGATCCAACATCAGATCCTGCAATAATTGCAACAGCAGCATCAAATTTTACAGCACCGATAGCATCTGATATTTCAAAAATAGGAAATACTGTTGCTCAGAAGTTTGGAAGTATTGCAAGTGCAACAAGTCCGCTTACTAAATTGATTACATCAAAAGGTTAACAATGGGTCAACTTGATAATAAAATTAGAGGTAAAATGCCCAGTTCGGGGCCATACCTAGCAGAAATTACCAATCACCTTGATCCTACTTATATGGGTGGCATTGAAGTAGCTCTTACCGATGGGGTACCAAATAGTGTTCAAACACAAAAAAATAGTTTCCCTGTAAAACATCTTAATCCTTTTTACGGAGTTACATCATCAAGATTTCAAGGTAATAACAGTAGCGACTTTAATGATGTGCAAAAAAGCTACGGTATGTGGTTTGTACCACCAGATGTTGGAACACAAGTTTTAGTAATTTTTGTAAATGGTGATCCTAATCAAGGATACTGGATTGGTTGTGTTCCTGATCTTTATCAGAATCATATGGTTCCTGGTATAGCGGCAAGTGAATACACAAAATTAACAGCTGAACAAAAAACAAAATATCAAACAACCTATCTTCCTGTCGGCGAGTATAATAAGATAACAAATAAAGGCAATAATGCCAATATAGATAAAATTGGCAAACCAGTACATCCGTTTGCTGATAGACTATTACAGCAAGGATTACTATTAGACAGAGTTAGAGGAGTAACATCTAGTAGTGCTAGACGAGAAGTGCCTAGTTATGTTTTTGGTATTAGTACTCCTGGTCCGTTAGATACAAATGGTAAGAAGGGTAAAATTGGATTTGCCGGTAACGATTTAGCGCCTGTAAGTAGAAAGGGCGGTAGTACTTTTGTTATGGATGACGGAGATGTTAACGGCCAAAATGAATTGATTAGAATCCGTACTAGAACAGGACATCAGATATTATTACATAATTCTAGTGATTTAATTTATATAGGTAATAGTAAAGGATCTGCTTGGATAGAATTGACATCAAACGGTAAAATCGATATATACGCAGAAGATTCTATTTCTATGCATACTAAGGGAGATTTTAATTTAAGAGCCGATCGAGATTTTAATTTAGAAGCAGGTAATAATTTTAATATTGCAACTAATAAGAATTTTAATTTAAACGTTCAAAATAACAGTAGCGTAATTACTAACAAACTATTATTAAATTCTTTAGGTGATGCTAACTTAAAAATAGGTGAAAAATTAAAAATATCAGCAGGTAGTGTTGGGTTAATATCAACAGGTAATATTGATGCAATTGCAAGTGGTGATATTGGATTAATGTCAACAGGAAATATCAATACAAAAGCAGGCGGAACAAGTTCTCATAGTTCTACTAAAAAGTTTAGTATTGGATCAAGTGCAATTACTGCTATTAAAGGAGGCACTGATCTTTCATTAGGAGGAGGTACATCTGTTACTATTGGTGGCGGGGTGTTAAATTTAAACGGTCCTAAACCGACAGCACCAACAGCACCTACTGACTCCGTTGCTCCTTCGCTAGATGTTCCAGTACCATTAAACTTATATTCATTACCTAATCGATCTGCAACAGCAGGCTGGGCATCGGGTAATTTTTATAAGTCTAGCGATATTTTGTCAATTATGCAACGTGTTCCAACGCACGAACCTTGGCCACAACACGAAAGCATTGCACCTGCAACATTTACATTAGATAAAACTAGTTCTGATATTGAATATGCAGCTCCTGCGGCAAACGGTGCAGTAATTCCTGCTACACCAAGTGCTAACAATCCTGCACCCTATAAAGCGGGTCCCGGCATCGATAAAGGAACAGTACAAGGCCAATCGTTCTCTTGGTCAAATGATCAGCCATTTTTAACTAAAGTTAAAGATGTGTGTTCTATTTTAACATTTGATCCAATTGACTTATTAGCAGTAATGCATCTTGAAAGTGCAGCATCGTTTGATCCTGCAAAACCTAACGGTCTTGGATATTATGGTCTTATACAATTTGGTAAAGCAGCGGCAACAACTTTAGGAACAACGACAACTTACCTTGCATCGTTATCAAGAGTTGAACAAATGGATTGGGTATTAAAATATTTTAAATATTGGAAATGGCCAAATGTAAAAGTTCCAAAGCCAACATTGGCTCAGATCTATATGACAGTATTTTTACCTGCTTATAGATTTAACGACCCTGATTCTAAAGTAGCAGACGGAACTTCTGCCGATCCGAAAAGTAGAGCATATTACTTCGGTAATCCTGCATTTGATCCATCACCTAAGAAAGGATACATTACACCTAACATGGTTGCACTAGCTGCTTCTCAACATAGGATTGAAGTATTGAGATGTTTAGAAAAAGCAGGTGTAAAATCTGACTTAATTGTACCCACTAAATAAGCATTATGCCATACAAGAATATCGAAATTACTAGTGCTAGTCCTATAGCTCAACAGGTACAGAAACAATCCCAATTTTTTAAAGGGTTTAGTTCTGTTAATAATATTGACGGTGGAAATCGCCTTTATGATTTCGATCTTGTAAAACAGGATTTACTTAACCATTTTAATACTAAAAAAGGTGAAAGATTAATGAATCCCACCTTCGGTAGTGCTATCTGGGATTTATTAATGGAGCCTTTAACACAGGATGTTAGAGATTTATTAATAGCTGACATAAACACAATTATTGAAGCTGATCCTAGGATAACGGCTAACCAGATTAATTTAACACAATATGATCAAGGATTTATTTTAGAACTTACATTAGCACTAAATGGAACCGATCAGTCTGCAAATTTAATGCTTACTTTTGATCAAAAGATAGGCCTATCGGCACAATAATATACCAGGTTTATTTTTAAAATAAATACGGTATCGGATATAAAAACTATGATTCCATCTACAAATTCACAATTGCTAGTAACAGAAGATTGGAAAAAGATCTATCAATCTTTTCGCAATGCCGACTTTCAAAGTTATGATTTTGAAACTCTTCGTCGCACAATGATCTCCTATCTTCAGGAAAATTATCCTGAAGATTTTAACGATTACATTGATAGCAGTGAATATATTGCTTTAATTGATCTTATTGCATATTTGGGTCAAAATTTAAGTTTCCGCATTGACTTGAATGCCCGAGAAAACTTCTTAGAAACAGCACAACGTCGAGATAGTATTCTTCAACTAGCAAGATTAATAAGCTATGTTCCTAAAAGAAATACTCCTGCAAACGGTTTATTAAAGGTAATGTCGATATCTACAACGGATACAGTTATTGATTCTAATTCAATAAACTTAGCCAATACTACTATTGTATGGAACGATGTTACAAATAGTAATTGGTATGAACAATTTTTAACTATTTTTAATTCTGCATTACAAAGCGGAACTTCATTTGGTAAACCAAATGATAGAGCAACAATTGAAAATATTCTAACAGAACAATATAAACTTAACAGTGCTAATACTGATGTTCCATCCTATGGATTTTTAAAATCTGTAAATGGCACTAATATGAATTTTGAAATTGTTAGTTCGACTTTTTCTAATCAACCATATATCTACGAAGAAGCACCTAAGCCGGGTAATGCATTTAGTCTAATCTATCAAAACGATAATCAAGGTTCGGGCAGTAATAATACAGGTTTTTTTGCTCATTTTAGACAAGGAACATTGGGACTTAGTCAATTTACAATAAGCAATCCTGTACCTAATGAAATCGTTGGTATTAATATTCCTAATATTAATGACACCGATGTATGGGTATGGCAATTAGATGCAAACGGTACTTATTCTAATCTATGGACTAAGACTAGTTCATTAGTAGGTAATAATGTAATATATAATAGTCTTAACAAAGATATTCGAAATTTTTACAGTGTTACTACAAGAGATAAAGATCAAATTGATTTAAACTTTGCAGACGGTAGCTTTGGTAATTTACCTAAAGGACAGTTTTCAATATTTTATCGCCAAAGTAATGGATTAACTTATTCTATTAAACCCGATCAGTTAAGTGGAATTGTTATTAGTGTTCCTTATACTAATGCAGCAGGACAAGGTCAAACATTAACTCTAACACTTTCTTTACAATATACTGTAACAAATAGTTCCGGAACAGAATCTAATGCAAGTATCCAGAGTAAAGCTCCCCAAGCATACTATACTCAAAATAGAATGGTTACCGCTGAGGATTACAATATTGCTCCGTTATCCTTGGGCAATCAGATTTTAAAAGTTAAGAGTATTGCAAGAGTTACTAGTGGAATTAGTAAGTATTTTGAATTAAGTGATGTTAGCGGAAAATATAGTTCTACAAATATTTTTGCAACAGATGGTATCATATATAAAGATACAAACGAACAAAGTTTTCAATTTACAACAGGTAGTAGAAATTCTATATTTTCTGCAATCAAGCAATATCTTGAACCAGTGGTATCGTCTAATTCGTTAAGATCTTTTTATCTCGATAAAACAAATTATTTTAGACCGTCTTTATCTACAGCACCGTCTAAATGGGTACAGGTTACAAAATCTGCAGGTCAATGTACTGGTTATTTTGTTGATTCAACTAATGCAATTACTTCGCCTATAGGTA